GTTCAATAGGTGATACTAATAATTTTACTTTGGAAGCAACTATTTACGGATACAATACAATTTAATCTCACTATAATTAAATGCTTAGTGAAGTATTTTATAAAATATTAGGAACTACTTTTTTTGGAATGATTGTTTTAGATATATTAGTTTAAAATTTTAAGCATAATACAAATAAAAATACTAATACTAATACTAATACTAATATTTTATGAAAATCTATACTTGGTATAGAACTTATTATTATATAAATGGTTGAAAACTTGTAGATCTTTTGGAGTAAATCATAGATAAATTTGTAAAATAAAACAACAAATCTTATATTATCTACATTAAATATAATATAAGATGTCAAGTTCTTCCAAATATTTAGCTGCAAAACTATGTTGCAATTCAACTAGCATTGCTCCACAAGGACCTGTTGGAGCCCAAGGTCTCAGTGGATCACAAGGGATTCAGGGTCTGGCAGGTTATCAAGGATCACAAGGTCCACAAGGACCACGAGGTGTTGGGCAACGTGGTCCCCAGGGATTACCAGGTCCTCCATTTGGCTCCAACTATTTGTATAAATTCACAATATATAACAGCTCAAATTTTACTTATAATTTACAACCCGCATATCAAGAAATCCCTCTTACAAACTCAACAGCAATGACACTGCCTGGAGGAACTTATTCAGTCAATTGGTCTTTTAGAAATTTTGATATAACTATTCCACAGTCTTATATCTATATATCTTTTGTAGGAAGTGCGGGTACATATGCAACCAATGTATTTACTCAAACAAATCCATGTCCACTTGTAACAAATGCATCCAATAATTTATATGGTTCTGGTTCAGAAACCTTTACAATTGGCGAAAATGGTGACACTATAGAATGTAAATTGAATTTTAGAGCAAACACTTTTTCAAGTGATAACTTTGATTATAGTTTAAATATTCAAATGAATCCAAATCCAGTAGAGGTAGTTGTATAGATTTGTTTGTTTTACTTTATAGAAAAAATATAATACATTAATATAATAATATAATGTCATCAATCAATTACAGTAATTTAGGAATCAATGTTGGATTAGGAGCGAATCGTTGCTGCAGTTTAAAGTCAGCTGGTCCACAAGGTGCTCAAGGTGCCCAAGGATCCGGAGGTCCGATTGGCAGTCTTGGACCGCAAGGTAGTCAAGGATCTACTGGTAGTCAAGGATCCACTGGGACTGGATGCTTGGGTCCCCAAGGTCCACCAGGACCTGCATACGGAGCAAACCCTTTACAGCTTCTAACTCTTTCTACCACTGATACAAATAATACATATTCTCCACCTGGTACACCAGATAATATTAGTATTGATCCTTCAAATATAATTATTATACAAAGTTCTGGTTATTACAACATTTCTTGGTCATTTAATGCATATAATATTTCATTGCCATCTCCACCAATAACAAGTGCTGGAATTTATTTTACATTTTATAATATAAATAATACAACAAATTATAATGCGAATGTTTTTACCCCAACAAATCCTTGTCCATTAGATATTGTATCTGGTGCAACCTCTGCTTCCAGAATATTAGCTGCAACTGGAAATGAAAATGTATTTTTAGATGCAGGCGATTACAAAGTTTATTTATGGTTTACTTGCGATAAGGTAATAACATTATACGATTTTACTTACAATATGGCAATAGATCCAAATGCAGTGAACTACAATCCAGCTACTTACCCATAAGAAAAGAAAAGATATAAGAGAGAAAATGAATAGTGCAAAACAGAATATAATATTAATAATATATAATAATATTATGGCATTTACACGATTTCACGATGATGATGCAAGAATAATGAAACAACTTCAGCAATCTACTGGACCTGGAAGATGGATTTTGAATGTACCTGGTAATGGATCCACCCCATCCTATATTGCTGATCCACAAATCCGTATCCAAACTTGGGGTGGTAATTTAATGACGAATAGCGTGAACTTGGAGAGCGAATTGTTTGGTATGACACGAAAATTGAACCACGATTGTTTAGCCAAAAATGTTTTCACTGATCCGAAGAATCAAGTTGACACTCAACCAATTAGCTATCCAACTTGTAAGGATCTTACAACAGGCCAATCAAGAGTTACAAATCCAGCATGGATGTATCGTAATTTAGAACAAGTGGATTGGTATACATTGCCATTGAACCCACAGGAAAATACTTGTATGCCTTTTCAGAATAATTTAAGCACAAGAATTTTAGAGAAAGATTATTTTGTACAGACTATTAACTGTGGTAGTAATGTCCACTTGTTCCCACTTCCATCACAGAAGTTAGAAGAGGGACAAGATCCTGAGGATAGCAGTTCAATGGATAAGAAGCGGAAACAAAACAAGAATGGGACAGGTAACTGAAATGGGACAGGTAACTGAACTTGTATTAGGCTTATTATGAAAAATAAATGTATTATATATAAAAAATAATAGTTTATATATATAATAACCATGGAACTAGCAATACCATTATTAGCATTAGGTGGTGCATATGTAATAAGTAATCAAAATAAAAGTCAAAATGATATAAAAAAAGCAACTGCTGAGTCATTCGTGAATATGGGTAAGAGACAACAAAACAAAACAATGAATACATTGTTGCCAAATTCTAGTCCAATACCAGTGAACTACCCTGTTGAAAATTTGAATAAGATTGTTGAAACAGTTAAGACATATCCGAATCCCAACACAGCAACGGATAAATACTTTAACCAAAACTTGTATCAAACAAAACAAGTTGCTGGTGTCAATGTAAGTGATAATATTCAACAAGTCTATTCATTAACTGGAAATTATTTAGATAGCAAGGAATTCAGACATAATAACATGGTTCCTTTTTATGGAGGGAAGATCAAGGGACATTTGTACGATGCCAATCTAGGTGAAACTATTTTAGACAATATGGTTGGTAGCGGATCTCAAGTAATTAAGAAGATTGAACAAGCTCCGCTTTTCAAACCCGAAGCACAAATGCAGTGGGCATTTGGTGCACCAAACAATAATGATTTCTTTCAGTCACGAGTGAATCCAGGTATGAACAATGCAAATGTGAAACCATTTGAAACAATAAATGTTGGTCCTGGTCTTGGTCAAGGATATTCAGCATCTGGAAGTGGCGGTTATAATTCGGGAATGGAAGACCGTAATGCTTGGCTCCCTAAAACAGTGGACGAGTTACGTGTGGCAACAAATCCTAAGACTGAGTTCTCTCTAGATAACCATCAAGGACCAGCAACATCAGCGATTCAAGCCGCGCCATATAAGGAGCAAATTGGTCGTGTAGAAAAGAACAAACCAGATACCTTCTTCATTCAAGGACAAGATCGTTGGCTTACTACTACTGGCCAAGAGAAGGGTCAGGCTTTACGCCCAGTTCAAGAGATACACTACACTGCACATAATGATATTACACAGCCTTATGTAGGCGTGGCTTCTGCGAATAAGAATGCAACTTATTGCCCACCCAAGTTTGAGGAATCCAAGCGTGTTGTTCTTCCTACAATGGATGTTCCTCACTCCAATGCTTGTGGACAAGGTGGATATGAATATTTAGATAATGCACTGAAAAGCCATACAGGATCATTGAATAATCGCGCAAATATGAAACAACCTGATACAATGCGCAGTGGATTTAGTCGTGCAATTGGTGCTGTCATTGCTCCACTTATGGATGTTTTAAATCCCACTAAGAAGGAAGAGTTTTCTTGCAATATGCGTGTTTATGGTGCACCTGGATCCGACGTCAATAACGGATATGTATTGAATCCAAATGATGTCACTCCTACTACTGTTAAGGAAACTACATTATATTCACCGAACTTTTTTGTTGGTAACCAAATGGAAGGAGGAGGTTATATGACGAATGAGCAACAGCCAATTACAAATCAACGTGATACTGAGGCGTGTGATATGTATGGTGCAGGTGGAAACGCAAGTGGTCACAGAAGTTATGAATCTGATTACATTCAGACCAATAATGAGACCAAGGAGATATCTGTGCGAAATCGTCCGAATCAAGGAAATATGGAGTTGTTCAATGCAAATATGAATGTTTCTGTTGGAAGGGTTGACACTGATCGCAATAATACACGTATGTGGGTGCCAACAAATATGCCAAGACAGAATATGACAACCGAAAATTTCGGTAAAATAAAGGCACCTCAATATTATGACCAGTGCAAGGTTGGATGTGATCGCATTAATCCCGACATTTTGACTGCATTCAGAAATAATCCTTATACTCATAGTTTGACGACTTCTGTTTAGAATCTATGAGGTTGAAAATATTATAATATTAACCAGTATAAAAACAATAGCAATAATATTATAATATGTTGAATATGTTAAATCCTATCAAATCTAGTTTGAAAAGATTGCCCATTCAAATGCATAAACAAACAAAAAAAATGCTTATTGAAAATATAAAACCAATATTATTTGATGTTTCACTGCGTGATTGTTTCTCACAAATGCCAATACAAGATAAAAAAAGTTTATTTTATAATATTTTGTGGGAGTATAATCCAGACAATTTAGAAATTGGTTCTCTCTTGAATTCAAAAATGATGCCAGACTTTTTATCTTCTTTGGATTTAGTTCAAGAATTAAGTGAAGAAAAACCATTATTTTGGGGAAGAGATGGTGATAAAAATATTTATATGGCTATAAATAATGCTGACAAACTAATTCCGGCTATAAAAAAAAATGTCAAATATTTTTCTCTTATCACACCTCTTCATTTCAATTTTCCAAGATCGCAAAAAGAACTAAACAAAATATTTGATATTTTAAAAAAATCTGTTCCAGAAAACAAAACAAAATTGTATATTTCTTGTACAAATGAATGGACAGAGGAAGGTGTTTTAGATAGTGACTATATTATTCATAAATTATTAAACTATTATGAGAAATATGAACCGGATTTATTATGTTTGTCTGATACCTTTGGACTTTTAGATTCAGAAGAATATGAATATATTGTAAATAATTGTATTTATTTTGGGTTACCTTCTTATAAAATTTGCGTAAATTTACATTTTAATCCAAATAATAAAAATCAACTTGATAATGCCAGAAGAATTGTTCATTATTCTTTTGATAAAAAAATTAGGAACTTTGATGTTTCAAAAAAAAATTCTGATTATTATACTCGTTCTATGATAAGTAGAAAAGATCAAATGCCTAATAACTTGTCATATGAAACATTTAATAATTTCTTGAAAGAATATATTGAAAAAAACAATTATTGAATTTTTAATTCTGATTTTGATCCTGACCCTGGACCCTGGACCCTGGACCCAAAGCCATTAATCTTTACGTTTAATAACATATTAAAAATACGCAAACTATTATAGTAACTAAATAATATGTCATTAAATAATTTATTAAATATTCATCAAGATATTGTTGAAAAACTGGATTATTTTTATCAAATACACAAAATACCCAATATTATATTTCACGGTCCTTCTGGAAGTGGGAAGCGCAAACTTGTTGGCAATTTTATCCACAAAATATATAATGGAGATAAAGATAAAATCAAGTCGTTTGTAATGTATGTAAACTGTGCACACGGAAAAGGAATCAAATTTATAAGAGATGAATTGAAATTCTTTGCAAAGACTCATATTCATTCTAATGGTGGTGATATTTTCAAGAGTGTTATATTACTGAATGCGGACAAACTGACCACCGATGCCCAATCCGCCCTACGTAGATGCATTGAGTTGTTTAGTCATAATACACGTTTTTTTATTATTGTGGAAGACAAGTATAAATTATTGAAACCGATTTTATCACGTTTTTGTGAAATTTATGTTGCTGAACCAGTCGTTTCAGGAAAAATGATCAATTTATACAAACATAACTTGAGTCAAACCTTCAAGTTGAAGGAAATAAAAACCCAACGTAATGATTGGTTGAAAAAAGAGCTAATAAAACTGAAAGAGAATATAAGCTATAAAAAGATAATTGATATTCCTACCAAGTTGTATGAAAAAGGGTATAGTGGTTTAGATATTATACAATTGATTGAAAACAATAATCTTTACGATGAGGATTTGTCTGACGAGAAGAAATACGAACTCTTGTTTGCATTTCATAAGATAAGAAAAGAATTGAGAAACGAGAAAATTCTAATAATGTTTATTTTGAATTTTCTTTTTTTGAATAACTCACATAGTTTAGAAAATATAACTTTTATGTAATTAGTTGACTACTTGATTAGTTGATTACTTTATTATTTTAAATACAACGACGATTCAGAGAAATTAATAATCATAATTCCAAGTACTACAAATAATATACCAATGAATGAATATTTGCTGATCTTTTCTTTCAAAAAATAGTAACTTAACAGTGCTGTAACTAATGGATATATAGATAAAAACGCAGTTACAAAATATACCTTGTGTTTTTTAAGTAGATCATAATTTAAAAAATTCATCAATGATACGACAAATCCTGTTAAAATAAAAATTCCAATAATGAATTTTTTTCTGATAATCGTGTGATAATCTTTTTGTAAAAATTTATAGTGAATTAAACCATATATTATTTCAAAAATGAATAATGCAATTCCAAATCCAAACATAAATGTAGCAGGAGATATATAGTTTAGTGCGGATTTGATCAAAATTGGGTAAACTCCTAGTAATATTGTTACAAATATTAATTCAACAAGCATACTTATAATAATTAAAGATTTTATTTAGGGACTTGTCTTGTTCGGGTTATTATGTTGTTCGGGTTTTTGTCTTTTTCTGGTCATTGTATTGGTTGGATTATTGTATTTTTTGAGTTTGAAATACATATATTTAAAATTGTTATAAATCATTAATGGACGATTTTAATGTGTCTAGTTTACACGAAAGTAAAAACGAATGGGGATCTCGTTTGTTGACCATTTTGACACCTCACATTATTGAAGGTTTAAAATCTATTTTTGATGAAGCATTCAAGTTATGTAAGGAAAACAATGAAATAGACAAATATTTAATGACTTTTCAAAATTTCATTACACGCATCCCTAAATGGAACCCTAATATTATTGAAACCGAGAGACAGCGTATTATTGATAAAAGTAACTGTGGTTATTTAGAAGACTTGATTACTTGTGTTCATATTATCCAATTGAAAATTTTAACGGCGATGCGCGCAGGTCAAAAACAGAAGAAGATTGATGTAAATATTCCCAAATTAGACGATTTTATTCATAAGGTGTATGTGAATGTTGCTCGTAAAGTATACAAAAATGTCTATTTATTTGAAGTCGGCATTCCTCCTCTTCAAATCCAGAAGCATAACAGAGAACTTGAGATAATTGTTCAAGAGTGTATTTTGAACGCGGTGAGAGAAAGCATTCCGATTGAGACAATATTACGTGCTTATATGGATGAAACTGTAGAAGAGGATGTTATAGAGGAAATCAAGGAACAAGAAATTGAAGATCCTGAGAAGAAAAAGATTGATGAGCAAAAAGCACTTGCTGCTGCTGCACCGCCTCAGATTATCAGTGAAGTAGGTTCTGATTTGGGTTCGGGTAATTCCGAGATCCCTTTATTGCACGAGGATAATTCAACCAAGTTAAGCTTCAATGACATGGATAGCGTTCTTGATGAAAATAACAAGGAAGCAGTTATAAGTGCACCAAAGGATGATGATAGATTATCTCAAATAAGTGAGATGCGTCACGCTCAGAGAAAGGCTAATGAAGAAGAAGAGGATGATGACGACGATGCCCCATTGCCCAAACTCACAATTTTTGATCAATCATCTCCATTGGATAATCTGGACGTACACATCATTGACCCACCTTCTGTAGAGTTAATTCCTGATTTGTTAATAGAAGATATTGAAGTCTTAGGATAAAAATAATATTTATTTTTAAATTTTTATTTATTCTCTTGTCCATAAGTAATAAATTTCTGGATGATTTTCAGGATCATAACAGAATGAATATATAATTTTGCCATTCTCTAAATCAACATACAACCCTGCCTTTATTGGCTTGAAAAGCACTTCATATACGTATTCATACATATCATCCAAAACAATGCGTGGAATTTTTAGCAGCAAGTTGTATCTTTCATCTTCTTTGTTAATTTGATTCACATATTTTCTGTTTCTATATTTTATCTTACCAGTATAAGATAAAATATGATTTACAATATCTAGAGGAAGTAATGCAAGATTCATTGTGTATTGTGCATTACAACCAACAATTATTTTGTTTTTCAATTTTATTTGTTATCATAAGTTATAATGAAAATATTAGTGAATCAACAGACTATGAATGAACATAAGTCAAAGTCAATGACTCGTCCTTTGATCATAATGTTTGTAGGTAGCTTTGTCATCCAATATTATTTTATGAGTTCAATTATGAGCAATTCTTTTTCAAATATTACAAATAGTGTCGGGAAACTCTATTTAGCACTCATTATGGGCATATCAATGGTCATATTGGAAATGCTTATGATGCAACACGGTGACATAATGCCTGGACTCCTAGTAGTGCTTTTTTTTCTGCTGAGCATAATCGTGTATTTATATAAGAATCAGGCATTTATAGATGAACAACAATATTTGAGTGAAATGATTGAGCATCATTCTATGGCACTACTTACGAGTAGGAAGTTGTTGGAAAAGGCGAATTCTGGTAAAGAGAATGTGAGGAGTGAAGTTCTCAATTTGGCAAATAACATTGTTGTTGCACAAGAGGCGGAAATCAATCAGATGAAAATACTGTTGTGATTTTTATATTTTTATAAATTTATTTATTGCATAATCTTGCACAAACTTGGCTTGGTAATGAGTTACACACTGGAATACAAGATTTTAAAGATGCACTTGACTCAATAGTTGGCAAACTTATTTGCATATAGTTGGTATAATTATTTAATCCACAAGAACTATTTCCAAACAAGGAACCATTTGGATCAATATTGTAGTAACCATAAAATGGCGTGTTATTAATATCAATTGTGGTGCTTGTGTATGGAGGCTCTGTTTCACTTGATGGAGAAACTATTATAACATTTTCCAGATTTTGTTTACTATAAACTCCGGCAATTAAATTGCTTTTATCTAAATAGGATTTATTAAAAATAATATTGTTTTTAAGCTCACAATTTTTTAAACCTAATAGATCGCCTTGGCTAAGGTTAGATCTTGTTTGACCTTTAATAGAATATGCAAATGCTTGTTTTAGTTTTAGCTTTTTGGTATAATCACTTGCATATCCATTTTTTTGCAATACTCCAAAAGCTGGTTTTGCAGGAATAGGTTGAAATAAACGAGACATATATAATATGATGAGTAAATTTTATTTATTTTAGGTATGAAAAAATCAATAAACTGGGAAATTGCGTAAAAATTTTAAGAAGATTGTGAAATACTACATTATAAGTAATGGGAAATATATTTGTTGATGCTGCTATTATTTCTGCTGTATTTTTCATAGTGAAATTTATTGAAATGCGATTTGTGGATAAGGAAAGCAAACCATTGAAGCTCCTTGTTCGTGATACTTTATTGGTTTATTTTAGTGTAATTTGTGGTAATTTTGTGATTGAACAATTGAAACCAATGATTCAAGAAGGCGGAGCCGAAAATATTGTGGTGAGTCCTGCTGTGTTTGTGGATAATCCTGGGTTTTAATAAGCATCTCCTCGCTTAATTATGGAACTATTTTCTTTTATAACTCTCCCATCAACTTTTCAAAAAAGTTGAGCAAAACATTTGGCTCCCATCAACTTTTCACAGTATTTGGCTCCACCTTTCCCAAAGGTGGAACTAGCGCCCAGTCCACACTTTCACATAAGGAGAATTTGCCTTCCCATTTCTCTTCATAATCTCAGTGTGATTTTCATAAGTGATCTCGCCATATTTGGAGATCACATTTGTTATGCTACCAAATAAAGAAGGTATACTACGAACTGTGGGATCTTCTAAAAAGAAAATAATTCCCATTATTCTCTCTAAGCAACAACGATCTGTACGTGATTGAATGCAATTCAACATATTGAAGATCGCATATTTTTGTTGAAGTTTCTCCAAAAAAGAATGCTTGATATAACTCTGTACACCAAAAACACCATTCCAGTTACCTTTTTTGCTATTAATAGACATAGTATTTGAAATATCACTATCATTAAAATAAAGCATTTTCTTGATTTCAATATTATTTTTAAGATGATTAACTATTCTTAAACATTGAATTTTATTTTCATTTCTATGAAGTCCTCCAAAATGCCATAATGGTAGCACATTCGCTTTAAGTTTCATATATGGGACCCGAGTTTGAATAAATACACTATCGTGAATAATCACTGCATTTTCCCAATAATGATTTTTCAAAAAATAGTAATAAGGCAATAGTTCACCGCGTTTTGGATACTCGGATTGTACAATTTCTACATTTTGATATTCATATTCTGGTTTTACAAAATCATAATTGCTATTATCATCAATAATAACAATGGGAACACCATAGTGAAATTTTTGAATGCAACGAACACACTCATTCCAATATTTGTTCGTTTTTTCTGAATTCACGTGACGACTAATGATAAATCCATAATTTGCCATTTATTTTATTCTACTAAAATAAAATAAATAGTTTTGCGCGTTATCTGATTTTTTGTTTTATTTTGTTTTTTATAGTGAATTAGACACACAAGGTAAAGCATCAATATCTATTACAGAATTTGGTTCTTCAGGTAACTTTGAAATCAAAAATACCGCAAATTCAGGTCTCTCTAATTGTGCTTGAGGAGTATGATTATGAACATACCTGGCAATCATCTTATATAGTTTAAAATCAGGATATCTTTCAGAACCATTGTTCTTGTATAAAATATTAACACCATTATCGTCCAAACACCATTCCACAATAACTCGGACAATCGGTTTACATTTTGATAATTCCTTGATCTCATCTAATTCTTCAACAAGGTAATCAAAAATAGAACAAGCAAGGCGACATAAGTCAAAACTGTAGTTGGGTTCTAGACGAGGTTTTTTATCATTAAAATAAGGCTCTGTATTGTATTGAGTCGCTGCATCTCCACCATTTTGAAAGCTATCACTGCAGAATACCTTACCAGAATATTTATATATACTACGACCAAAATCAATCATCTTGAATATGCGTCCAAAAGTGGGCACTTTATAATACTTTTTCTTATAACAATAATATATGAATTTTTTATTTGTAGATTTGTACATAATATTATTGGTATGCAAGTCATTGTGAGTAAAAGAAAATACTTTTTGATAACTGATAAGAATCATAACAATTTGCATAAGTGCCGAGAACCATTCATCGTGAGACAAATCCTCATTCATAATGATATCATCAAATGTGGTCTCACAATTTTCCATACAAATGACTTGTACTGGGAACTTCGGAATAGTAGCATATAAACATTCCTCGTCGTCTTCTGAATCATCACATTCATCGTCATCGTCATCGTCATTATCATCTTCCTCATCGCATTCGGCATCTAGATCTTTACAACCAGATTTTTCATCATTAGAAATATCGTCACATTCGTCTACGCTATCATTATCTGAAGTATGAGATGTGCGAGATGAACAAGTAGAACCAGACTTTATGGTTGTTGTCAAAGATTTCATATCAGATTGTTTATTTTCAGAAATATTTTTATTTGTAATGTCTACCAAGTCAACGTCACACTCTTTCAAATCACCTAATGTAAATATAGTTTGAATTGGTTGATCTTCTAATTTGGAAATTTGATTTTCTGACAATGTAGGAATTTCATCTTCAAATAAATCTTCATATAAATTATCATTAATTGACTTTATGGATAAATTAGATTTAATGCTTTCATTATTTTGATTGTTTATTTTAATAAGAGGTTTTTTAGATCCTTCTGCAAATTCATCATCATCCTCAAGCAAATATTCATATTCTTCAATACTGAATATATTTGTATTCTTGTGCTTATTGAAAAAATCAGACTTACATAAATAGTCAATATCATCAATAACATTGAATTTGAAATCATTTTTAATAGCAAGAAAGGATCCGTAATAATCCACTCCGTGAATAAAATTATATTTATGAATCAAGAGCGAAGAGAGAAAAGAGAAAAACCCATCCACGTAAGAAGAATTATTAGAATCCAATATTTTAGGATGGCTATCACCTGGTGCCGAATTGTACGTTGGCAATACAAATAAACTCGGATCATTGTAATTGTATTTTCCAATTAAATACTTATATGGATCTAATAATGGTGCCATTTTGAAAAAAACATCCTTATGTAGTGTTTTATTATTTTTACTATTTTTAATAACACATTCATAAAGATTAGGATCAACATCTTCTGATTCATCATTTTTTTTTTCTCTTGGTTTGACCTCTGTAATATATGCTACATTATTGAGATTCACTGCTTTATAGTTTGTCTCATTCAGACGAAAGAAACGGTTATAAATTGGACTATAGTTTTGTATATTAGAGAGAAAGAGTCCATCTTTTCTCTCTAAAGTTTTAAAAAGATCACCATTCTTTCGTTTTTCATAGCTGACTACTATTTCACACTCTGTTGTCATTAGCTAAATAATATATTAAATTATAATCATTTTAAACTTATTTTTAAAGTTTTATTCGTTTTTAGCAAGTTGAAAAAATATATCTATAAATTAATGTCGCTAGAACTGAAGAAATTTGATATGAAAACCATTAGTTTCAAAATCCACGAAGCCAAGGGACCGGTTGTTGTTTTGGTTGGTCGTCGTGATACAGGTAAATCATATTTGGTAAGGGATCTACTTTATTATCAACAGGATATTCCGCTAGGAGTGGTTGTAGCAGGTACAGAAGAAGGAAATGGGTTTTACGGGAAAATGGTACCAAAATTATTCATTCACAATGAGTATAATACCGCTATTATTGAGAATGTTTTGAAAAGGCAAAAGGGTGTGTTGAGAGAAATGAAAAAACAAATGGAAGCATATAAAAAAAGCAATATTGATCCCCGTGCTTTTGTAATATTAGACGATTGCTTGTATGATGGGACTTGGGCAAAAGACAAGATGATGCGACTCCTCTTTATGAATGGGCGCCATTGGAAGATTATGTTGATCATCACAATGCAGTATCCATTAGGAATTCCACCTACGCTCAGAACTAACATTGATTACGTGTTCATTTTGAGAGAACCTTACATTGCAAATAGAAAGCGTATTTATGAGAATTATGCGGGTATGTTTCCCACATTTGAGTCATTTTGTCAGGTGATGGACCAATGTACTGAGAATTATGAGTGCTTGGTAATCAATAATAACGCTAAATCCAATAGATTACAAGATCAAGTCTTTTGGTATAAGGCAGATGCACACAATGACTTCAAATTAGGTAGCAAAGAGTTCTGGGATTTGAGCAAAGATATACCGTCAGATGAAGAGGAAGAGAAATATGATCCGAGTAATACTAAGAAACGTGGTCAAGGACCGAAAATAAACGTGAAAAAAACTAAATGGTGATCGTCACAATAAATCATTCTTTTGTTGTGCCAAAAGCAAGATTTTATAAATACTATTTCAATAAATATTATTTATAAATGCAATTCTTAACTTTGACTTCTCTTCAAACGAATGTATTCATCAAATCCATTTTTTGCAATATACTCCATATTTCTCATTGTGTTTCCCATAGAAGAACCGCTATGTCCTCCACCATAAGCATTATTTATCTTGGTCATCAAATTATTGATCATTGAGTTTTTTGAAGACATAAAAGATTCTTCTTTAAAATTTCTGAGAAGATTCCATCCTTCATTTTGTTGTATTACGTTGTATGCACTAGACAAAATAGATGAATCCTGTCCAGCGAAAGACCAATCTGGATTGGTAGGATAAGTAATAGTTCTTGGAGGTGGACTAGGAAGACTGTCCATATTTATTGGGTTGACTATAGCTTGGGTTTGCATAATAATTGTACAGTCAAATATTTCCTACAAAATTATTTCAATTTTTTAAAGCTTTCAAGTTTTCAAAAAAGTTGAGCAAAACATATATTTGGAGCCAGATTTACCAAATGTGGAAGTAAGTTATTTCTCTTTTTATTTTTGACTAAACCTTTTTTAAAAGTATATGTATTGTGGTGTTTTTTCTATTATTGCAAATGTTTTAGGCATTATTGGTTATTTTCCAGAAATATATTCCATTACTTATGATGTGGAAGTAAAAACAACAACTAAAATATGGTCCATTTGGATAGTTTCTGGATTATTTGCATTGACATATGCAGTATGTATAAATGATGCATATGTAATTACGAGTAGCGTGGTTGGTCTATCGTTTAATTTGATTATTTTTAGTTTGAAAACCCGTAGACTTTATATTATTTCTCAAAAAGCAGATCAAGAAATTGAACAATCAACAAATAACCCGATACATAATAGTGAAAAAAATGTAATTAATGATTGTGACTTTGAATCTTACTATGATTCAGATTCACACTCATCCTCTGATATGGAAATACTTTAAAAAAATAACCAAAGATAGTGAAATCTATTTGGCTCAACCTTTATTGGCAAAAGGTCCACTCAAAAGCTCACTTTGTCCATTATCAGTCTTTCCAACAATAATATTGTCACCTTCAAAGAGCTCCTTGCTAATATCAGCCGAAGTAATATCATCTTGATCCTTGAAAAAGGACTCCTGTGTACTAGCACTATTCGCTCCAATCAAATTTCCGTCAGCATCAATCGTCTGAGTCAAAGTTGCGCCTGTTTTCTCTGCCAACTTTACGTTCTCTTCAATTGCCTTCTTCTTTGCATCTTTTACTCGCTGTTCAAAAGCCGATTTAGCGAAAGACTCGTTCTTGTTCTTTTCTTGCATAAGCTGATTCAACTCTTCCTCCACATATTCCACACGTCCAGTCTTGTATGCCTCAGGATCCCAAGGCATCCATAGTCCAACAGGACCTACAAATACATCGTGACTTGGATCCATCTCGCGTAACATTTTGCATCGTAACTCGGCTTCCTCCATTGTTGGATAAACTCCACGAACCTTTAGACCACGTGTAGAGGTCTGGAAGTTATGTTTGATATTGAAAGAGTCTTCTAATTCACATTCATTTTGATCTAAGAAAGTTTTGTAGTCATCTTCTAATGTTGTTCCAATAAGATTTGATTGCTCATCCTTAACAAACTCCTTGAAATCCTTGGTAAGGTCATCAAAATGGAGTTTGTATTTATAAGAAATAAAATTCAAAAATTGTAGGAACTTGTCCATACTTTTGGAAAAATCCCATTTCTTTAGGAACTCCTCAAAAAAATACATTTCCTTGGCCTTCAAAACTTTATCAGGAGAAACAAAAGATACACACACAAATTTCTGTCCAGCAATTGCCTTATCCTCCTCCAATAAGTCTACATATTTAGGATTAGTAGTGCCGTCTTCATTCAACTTTCTTTCAAAAGACAAAGATTTGTTTTCTTTAGTAGCCATTTTAATTTAGTTAACGATTAGATTTTAAGTTTTTTATCGCAAATATATATTTTTTTCTTTTTATTTATTATAGAATGTTTGACGTTGCTGAGATCGTGAAAAGAGTTATTAAATACTTAGTTGAAGGTTTAATGGTTG